GTAAAGGGATTCAAAACTGGTATTATAGATATGATGACAGATGGAACTGAAGCAAGGGAGTTTCTTTATGCAGAAGACTGCTGCGAAGCGTTGGAAACCGTCATGGGGAACTATGATCGACTCACTTCTGATAATGAATTGCATATCACTACTGGTAGCTACACAACTATATTGGAAATTGCACAAAATATACAAAAATTATTTTCCAACATCGGAAAAGAAGTTGTAATTAAACCAGCAAAATCTAAAGATGAAGTACAAAAAGATGCAAGAAATATACCAGATCCATACATAAAACAATTTTGGAAACCTAAGACCTCTGTTAAAGAGGGTTTGAAAAAAGTATTTGAGGATATGAAGAATGATTGGATTTGATTACTTAGGTAACTTAGGTAGACTTGGAAATCAGATGTTTGAATATGCTGCCCTTCGTGGTATTGGTAAAAAGCATGGATATGATATTTGTATTCCTCCCTCAGATCACGAAGGTATAGAAAATTATAGTCTACATGAGTGCTTTAATCTAGATCATATTCCAACTGGATTTATTGATAATAGAAAATATAGCATGGAAGAAACTTTTCATTTTAATAATGAATTGTTTGATACATGTCAAGACAATACGAGCCTTCATGGATTTTTTCAATCATGGAAATATTTTTCAAATATTCAAGATTTAATAAGAAAAGAATTTACTTTTAAAAAAGATATTTTAGATCCATGTGCAGAGTTTATGAGTCAATTTGAAGGTGAGGAACCTATCATGTTACATGTAAGACGAGGTGATCCTAATCTTACGGATCCTCGTGGATTTAAGTGGTCATATACACAGTGTTCATCACAACATCCACCGCAACCTATAGAGTATTACGAAAAAGCCTTGAAAAATTTTGATGATAATCAACCTGTAATTGTGTTTTCGGATTCGATGAGTTGGGTTAAAGAACAAGACTTTTTTAAGGGTGATAGATTTATGATGTCGGAACCAACAGAGAAATATAATGATGGTTCTTTCACTCCATATATAGATTTGTGCTTGATGACTTTATGTTCTCATGCTATAATAGCAAATAGTTCCATGAGTTGGTGGGGTGCTTGGTTGCAGACAAACTCAAACAAAAAAGTTATTGCACCAAAAATGTGGTTTGGGCCTGCTTACGCAGATAAAAACACAAAAGATCTATACTATTCTGATTGGATTGTTTTATGAAAATTTTTGTAACTGGTTGTGCAGGATTATTGGGTTCGAATTACTCTCGTCATTTGATTGCAAATGGACATGAAGTTATTGGAATTGATAATTTATCTGGTGGATACAAAGCATTTGTTCCGAAAGGAGAAAAATTTACTTTTATTAAATTAAATCTTGAGAGAAGAAAAAAATTAGCAGAGTTATTTAAAGAACATAAACCAGATTTATTATTTCATTTTGCTGCTTATGCTGCAGAGGGTCTATCTCCTTTTATCCGTAATTTTAATTACAGAAATAATCTTATTTGTTCAGCAAATTTAATTAATCCATGTATAGAATATGGAACAAAAATAATTTTTACATCTAGTATGGCAGTATATGGTGGACAAGAACCACCATTTACAGAGGATAAACAACCACAACCAATTGATCCTTATGGTGTTGCAAAATATGCTGTTGAATGTGATCTAAAATTAGCTCACGAGCAATTTGGTTTACGATATAATATTGTTAGACCCCATAATGTTCTAGGAACTTATCAAAATATTTGGGATAGATATCGTAACGTGATTGGAATTTTTATTCGTAAAACTTTAAATGGTATTCCTATTTTAATTTATGGTGATGGTGAACAAACTCGTGCCTTTTCAGATATTAAGTATTATATGGAACCATTTGATTTATTACATGATAAGTTTGATGGAGAGATTTTTAATATAGGTGCGGACAAATATTTTTCATTAAATGAAGTTGCAGAAACAGTTCAAAAAATTGGTAGTAAATATGGTTATGATGTTCCTATAGAACATGGAGAACCAAGACATGAAGTAAAACATGCTTATTGTGATCATACTAAAGCAAAAACTATGTTAAATTTTAAAGATAACACTAAACTTGAAGATTTAATTGAAAGTATGTTTGTTTGGGCTATGAAAGAACCAAACAGAAAAGTAAAAGATATGGAGTATGAAATTACTGAAGGAATCTATGATTATTGGAAGGAATAAATGAATAAATTTGTTAATAATGCACTACATGGAAATTTAGATTCTGATCGTCATTTGATATCAATCTTTGCAATCGCACTTGCTTCTCATGGTAAAACATATGTTGAGTTGGGTGTAAGAGAAGGACATACATCTGAACCATTATATGAGGCAGCAAAATTAAATGAAGGTCACTTATGGTCTGTTGATTTAAATGACCCATCAGAATATAAACCAAACAACGGTCATTATACTTTCGTTAAATCTGATAGTATTAAATTCTTAGAAGAGTGGCCCAAAGAAAAGAAAATTGATGTTGCTTTTGTGGATGATTGGCATTCATATGAACATGTCAAGAAACAGTTAGAATTACTTGACAAATTGGTAGGGCCAAGTAGTATAATATTATTACATGATTTGATGTATGGAAATACAGAACCGTTTTATCATACAGATCTTTCACATCATGAAGGACAGTGGGCATCAGGAGGCCCATATCGTGCTGTTGCCGAACTAGATCCACAGTTTTGGGAATGGTCAACACTACCTTGGAATAATGGTTTAACTATTCTAAGAAAAAAATACAGTAACAAATATCATAGGAGATAATATGTTAGCAGCAAGTATTCATGAACATGCTGGTTTAGGAAATCAAATTTGGAGATATGTTTGCTGCAGAGTATTTGCAGAAAATCTTGGATATGAATGGGGTGTTAGTCATCCTGGTTGGAGAGGGCCATTTTTGAATATTGATTGGGGTAAGGATGTGCCATTTAATGTTGAAGAAGATTCTGATTTTAAATCTAATCAGGGATTTACATACTATAAAGAATTATCCGAACCATTTCCTGAAGTTGCAGGTGAAGTAGGTCGTGCTGATAAAAAATTTTTAGAGTTGGATGATAATACCTATATTAATGGCAACTTCCAAAGAATGTCTTACATAGAAGAACATCGTGATAAAATTTGTAGTTGGTTGACTTATGATGATAAGTATAAAGTCACAGATTATTCATCTGAAGATTACTGTGTAATTCAAGTAAGGGGTGGGGATTATACTACAGGACACTCAATGCTTCCCTCTGAGTATTATCAAGGAGCAATGAAAAATATGAGAGATAATAATCCTGATATCAAATTTGTAATTGTTACTGATGATACTTTTACTGCAAAAAGATTGATTCCTAATGTTCCGATTGTAGGATCTGCTATATCTGAAGAAAAGGATCCATATCAGAAAAATATATCTTGGTACGCATATACTGGTGGGCCAGTTTCTATTGATTATAGTATACTAAACACCGCAAAATATGCTATAATATCATCATCTACCTTTTCTTTCTGGCCTATATGGACTAATAATGAACTTAAAAATGTAATTGCACCCATGTATTGGTTTGATTGGTCAAGATCTGATGGCTGGTGGAGACCACAAGATTCAATTCCTAATGATGAAAGATGGTTGTGGATGGATAGAGATAATAATTTATATGAAAGTAAAACCTGTATTAAGTATAGAAAACAGTAATGAAAGTATTTGACGTTTTTCCATTTTTTAATGAACTAGATCTTTTGGAGATCAGACTCAATATTCTTGATCCTTATGTTGATTTTTTTGTTTTAAGTGAGGGTACAAAAGATTTTCAAGGATCAGACAAAATTCTTTATTATGATGAAAATAAAGATCGTTTTAAAAAATTTAATGATAAAATTATTCATAATATAGTAGAAGATAATAACAATAATCTTCATGCATATGATCGAGATATTTTTCAAAAAAATAGTATTAAAAATGTTTTATTAGAGCATGTCTCCGAAGATGATGCTATATTATTTGGAGATCTTGATGAAGTTCCAAATCCAGATGCAGTAGAACAACTTGCAGATTTTTTTGAACCTGATGTAATCTATCATTTTGCACAAGAAAATTGTATTAGTTATCTTAACTTAGTAGAAACAACTGGTTTAATTCAAGCAATGACACCAGACTTTGAGTATGGTAATGATCGTCGTAGATGGCTAGGGACAAAGGTTGTGGGAAAACCAACGCTTGATAAGTATACAATGACTGAACTTCGACATTGGCATGGCGAAGATAAAAACTCCAGAGTTTTTCCTGGTGGTTGGCATTGGAGTTATGTTGGTAGTGAAGGTTTAAGTGTAGAAGAACGTTTAATTAAAAAATGCGAATGCTCATCGCACCCAGAAATTAATAACGAACAAATTAAAAGTGGTGTATCTAAAGTAAAAGAGAATAGAGATCCAATTGGTAGAGATTATGCACAGTATAAAATTGTTTCTATAGATGAATCATATCCTGATTATATTATTAATAATAAAGAAAAATATTCTTATATTATTAAATGATTAATCTACCAGAAGTTACATTATTTTCAATTGATACTACCTCTGATATACAGGGAACTATCAAGGCTATTCACACTAGTATGAATGGTGTTAATTATGGTGCAATTAAATTAGTAACAACAAAAGAAAACATTAACAAATATGGTGATGAACTTGAACCTGATGGTATAACTCTCGAAGAACCAGTAATAAAGGTTAAAAATTATAATCATTATAATTACTTTGTTATCTATAAACTTCATGAACATATTGATACATCTCATTGTCTGTTAGTGCAACCCGATGGTTTTGTTTTGTTTCCAGAAAAGTGGGAAAACTCATGGTTAGAATATGATTATATCGGTGCACCTTGGCCAATCGTAAAAGACTCTTATATTGATCCATTTGGTAATCATCATCAAGTTGGTAATGGTGGATTCTCACTAAGAAGTAAAAAACTTTTAGAAGTTCCCACTAGGGTAGATGTCCCTTGGGAAACTAATAATAGTGATTTTTATAGGATGCCACCAGGTGTGGTAAACTATCATGAGGATGGAAATATATGTGTCCACAACAGGCATATATATGAAAAAGAAGGGTGTAAATTTGCTCCAATTGATGTTGCAGTAAGATTTTCACAAGAGAATAGAATTCCAGAATGTGAAGGTATAACTCCTTTTGGATTTCATTATCGTTTACCACCAGGAGTTACTTTAGGATCATGATTGGAATTGTTGGTAATGGATTTGTTGGCAACGCAGTTCATCAAAATTTTAAAGATAAAGTATTATGTAAAGTTTATGATGTAGATAAAACTAGATCTTTGAATACTCTTGGTGAAGTAATTGATTGTGATTTTGTATTTGTTTGTTTACCGACTCCAATGAAACGTAGTGGTGAATGTGATCTATCAATATTGGATAAATTTTTTGAAAATTTACCAGAACATATAGTTGGTACATTTGTTCTTAAATCCACAGTTCCCATCGGAACTACAAAAAAATATTATGAAAGACATAATGTAATTCATAACCCAGAATTTTTAACAGCAAGAAATGCAATTCAAGATTTTGCTAGTAATGAAAGAAATGTAGTTGGTGGAGATATGGATCTCTGTGTTGATTTTGTTCGTATGTTTGAAAAGTATTTTCCACATATTCCAAGTATTATTACTACTTCAGATGAGAGTGAAGCAATTAAGTATTTTTCTAATACATTTTTAGCATATAAGGTAGCCTATTTTAACAAAGTATATGACTTATGTGAGGCAACTGGTATGAATTATGATGTTGTTTGTGAGGGAGTAGTTGCAGATAGTCGTATAGGAAAATCTCACACTAAAGTACCTGGTATAGATAGTGATAGAGGTTTTGGTGGAACGTGTTTTCCTAAAGATTTAAATTCATTAATTGTTCAAATGGAATCACATAATTTGAACGCTGATATGTTTAAAGAAATATGGAAATATAATCAAGAAATTAGAACTGTAATTGATTGGCCTGTAGTATGATTGGATTTGACCGACTAGGAAAAAATGGAAGATTTGGAAATCAGATGTTCCAATATGCTGCCCTTAAAGGCATAGCAAAAAATAATAATTATGATTTTTGTGTTCCATCTGGGCCAAAAACGGAAGAAGATTTTTATGATGAAGAAAATCAACATAAACTTTTCATAGCATTTGAGATGCCAGATGTAAAAGAAGTTGATAATTTTTCTGCCCCTTACATGCAAGAAAGTAGTTTTAATTTTGATAAAGAATTATTTGAAAATTGTAAGGATAATATAAATCTTTATGGATTTTTTCAAACAGAAAAATATTTTAAACATATTGAAGATGAGATAAGAAAAGATTTTACTTTTAAAAAAGATTGGTTAGAACCATGTAAAGAATGTTTTGGAGATGATGAATATATTGGACTTCATATACGTAGAACTGATTATGTTCAAAAACAAAGTTATCATCCATTATGTACTTTAGATTATTATGAAAGAGCATTGAAAAAACTTCCAAATATTCCAGTAATAATTGTATCTGATGATCCAGAGTGGTGTGGAAAACAAGAGTTATTTAAACCAGATAGATTTTTAATTTCAGATTCTGATAGTAATGTAGTTGATATGTGTATTTTGTCTTTATGTAAATATCATGTAATTGCTAATAGTTCTTTTTCATGGTGGGGTGCTTGGTTGGCAAATTCTAACAAAGTTATTGCACCTAAAATTTGGTATGGATCTGTTGCAAATTTAAATGATAGTGATCTTGTCCCTCAAGATTGGGAAAGGATATAATGTCAAGATTTAGTATAGCAATACCAACACATGATAGAGGTGAAAATGGCCCAAAGTGGATGAGAGAGTTATTAGATTCTTTAAAAAATCAAACCTTTCGTAATTTTGATATTGTAATATCTGATCAAAGTAAAAATGATAAAATTTTAGATGTTTGTAAAGAGTACTCTGAAGATTTTGAGTTTACCTATGTTAGATATGAAGGTAATGTTCCATGTGAAAATATTAATGTAGGGTTAGATGAGTGTAAGGGAGAGATAATCAAAATGATGTTTTCTGATGACATTATTATCAATAATAAAGCACTTGAAATTATTAACAATACATATGAAACCACTGATTGTAAATGGGCATTTAGTGGATTTTGTGGAACCAAAGATGGTGTAAACACTTACGACCACCGTGTTCCTCGTTGGACAGAACATACTCTTGAAGGACGTAACTTACTAAGCAGCCCTTCGGTAGTTTCTTTCCTAAATGATTGTAAGGTTGAGTTTGATGAAAATTTAAAATTACTATTGGATGTGGATTTCTATCATCGAATGAGAATGAATAATGGACAACCATGTATAATACAAGACATATTAGTTGCAAATCGAGATCATGATGATAGAATAAGTAGTAATGCAACATCAAAATATGATTGCATGGTTGAACATCCAGAGGGTGGATGGTTAATGAATAGTAAAGAACTACAGTACGTTAGAGAAAAGTATTCTAGTTTTTTCCCACATAGAAAATATCCTGATGAAAACTGATTTATCTCAAGCCACTTTTATTATTCCTATTCGAATTGAGTCTTCTGATAGACTTAGGAATGTCATAACAATCACAGCATTTTTAGTAGAAAATTTTAATACTAATATAATAGTTAAAGAAGTTGATTCTAAGTCTGTGTTTCAAGAAGAAGCGATGCCAATATTAGAGGAGATTGTAGAAGGTGATATATGGAAAAATTTTAATTTTATTTTTGAGAGAAGTGATGCACCTTTGTTTCATAGACAGAGAGTTTTAAATGAAATGATAATGGAGGCAGATACAGATATAGTTGTTAATTATGATTGTGATGCAATACTTCCTAAAGAATCATACAAAACTGCACACGATAGTATTCGTGATGGTAAATTTGATATCGTATATCCTTATGGTCAAGGAATGTATCAGAAACAAGTAGCAGCCACCGATGAAGTTGTTTCTAATTTTCTAGATAAAACTGATTACTCACATTTAGATTCTGTTTCTAAAACTCATACATCAGATTTTGGTTGGGCACAATTTTTTAAGAGGCAAGTTTATATTGATGGTGGTATGGAGAACGAAAACTTTAGAGCATATGCACCAGAAGATAAGGAGAGATTTTACAGATTCAAAACTTTAGGTTATAATATAGGAAGAATTAATAATTATGTTTATCACTTAGAACATGCAAGAGGAGAAAACTCATGGTTCTCAAATCCACATATGAAATCAAATATGGGTGAGTGGGAAAAGATTGAAAAGATGAATAAAGAAAATCTTTTGGAATATTATTCACAACAAGATTATTTGAGGAAGTACAACAAATGAAAGCATTAGTTACTGGACATCATGGTTTTATTGGAAGTCATGTTTATGAGCATCTTCTGTCACATGGACATGAAGTTGATGGATATGATCGACCTTTTGATTTGGGTGATTTTAAAACAAATAAAAAATATGATGTGGTTATTCATCTTGCAGCAAATGCTGCTATAAGAGAGGCCGTAAAAAACCCTGATTTATTTTGGGAAAATAACGTCATAAAATCTAAACCAATATTTGATTATTGTAGAGATAATAATGTAAGATGTTTGTATGCAAGTTCTGCATCCGTGTATGAATGGTGGATCAATGCTTATGCAATATCTAAGAAAGTAAATGAGATACAAGCACCACCAAACAGTGTGGGTATGAGATTCTTTAATGTATGGGCAGAGAAAGTTAGCCGTGGTGATATGTTATATCGTATGTTAGAAGAGAAAACTGCAACTTATCTGACAAGACATAAAAGAGATTGGATTCATGTTAATGATATTGTAACTGCTATTGCAACTTTGATTCCAAGTAGTTATACTGGAGTATTAGATGTTGGCACAGGAAATCCTGTATCAGTTATTGACCTTGCGACTAAAATGGGAATGGGACATTTACCTATTAAAGAAGATACACCAGGTGAAAGAGATATTACCTGTGCTGATATTTCACAATTAATGGAACTTGGATGGGTTCCAACAATCGATATTCTTGATTAATATGGATAAAAATAGATCAGCGTACAAATTAAAAGGTTTACCACCAGTTTATTGTATCAACTTAGATGGTGAACCAGAAAGATGGTTTTATATGGAAACTCAATTTAAATATTGGGAGATTGAAAACTATACAAGAATCTCTGCTTATGATGGTCGTGAAGATGATTTAAGTGATATTATAAAAGGAAAGTATCCAGATAATATGAACTCTGGTGAGGTTGGATGTGTTACATCTCATCTTAAAGCCATGAAAGAGTTTCTCAAAACAGATGAACCATATGCCTTTATCATTGAAGATGATTGTGATTTTGATCCTGTAAGATATTGGTCTTTCACTTGGAGAGATGTGATGTCAAAGATTCCATATGACTTTGATGTATTTCAAACTGCAATTATAAATCCTGGTGCATTGTTTATTAGAATGCATAAGAGATTTGTAAATGATTTCTCTACTGCATCATATTTAATTACTCGTCATCATGCAGAGAAGTTGGTAAGATTACATTGTCGTGATAAAAAGTATAAACTAGATCAAGGATCAAAACCAAGAGCAGTGGCAGATGATTTAATATACAATTCAGGAAATACTTATGCAATGCCATTACTTCTATACAAGATAGAAATGGGATCATCAATACACGGTGATCACGTTGAAGTATTTCACCGTAGTAGTCATAATGGACTTACAAATTTTTGGCAGAATGATTCAAATAAGATAGAAAACTGGGATGAAATATTTGAATATGATCCTTATATGGGTAGATTACCACCAGAAGAAAAATAGTTTGATTCCGTAACACTTGACACAATATTGATCCCATGCTATACTAAATATCATTACAGAAGCAAAGGCCCGAAAGATCGTACCCTGCGTTGATGTAAAAATCTTATTGTCGAAAGATTT